AGTGGCCGGGTTATCAGCCAGTTCGCGAGCGAGCGCCGCGAGTTCGTCTCGGGCTTCAGGTGTCAGGTCTTCAAGCGATGCCATTTACGTCCCCTTTAGTACTATATGACCTTTTTCCCATCACCCGGCGGCTTGATCCCGTACTGGTTCTTGGAACCAGTCTTGGACGCGCCAGTAAGGCCGCCAAGATGAGCAAAGCGCGGGGGATTGGTGATCTGACCATTCTGCTGTTGGTCAGTGGTGGCGTTGCGGGGCTTGGAAGCGCCGCGAGGCTTAAACACGTCCATGTTAGTCTCCTTACATCGGTGACGGTGCACCGCCGGGTGGCATACCCGGTGGCATTGCGGGAGGCCCGCCCGCCGGGGCACCGCCCGGCGCAGCAGCGGGAGGCTGCGGACCCATAAGGCCAAGGTTTGGGGGGCCACCAGCAATCGCGCGCGACACCGGGGTTCCACCGCCCGCTTGGGGCAAATTCTGAAGAAGCTGAAGGATTTCGGCGCTCTGAAGCTCGTTGGTCTTTTGCTTTTTGGGGCCGAGCACGGAAGAGAGCTTGGAGAGGGCGGCCATCAGGCTCTGACCCTCAGGGGTCTCAGAACCAATGGCGGGAAGGGACTGTTCGATCAGATCAAGAGCCATGCTCACATTGATCATTGCTGCTTCCCGCTGGCCCTGCTTAGGTTCGGGCGTTGACATCGGGGAAGGCATGGGAGGAGGCGTCATAGCGGGACCAGCCCCAGGAGGCGGTGCGCCGTCCTGCTGGCTTTGCATCAGAGCCATAATGTCCTGGTCTGCCATGTGGTTTACCTCAATCTACACATAGTTGCCGTACAATGTGGGCAAATGTCAAGGGAGGGGNATTTTTCAAGTTCCGCCCACTCCTCGGAACGACTCATGGTCGCTATACGGGACTAACCCGTATGTTAGTTAGCGACGAGCCTTACGACCCTTGCGACGCATGTGCGCCTCCATAGTTAGAGGTGTGGATGGTGAGCAACGAGAACCCGCTATCGCGGGAACTCATTAGCGCTTAGCCTTACGACCCTTGCGACGCATTCGCGCCTCCTGCTGCTAGTGTGGTCGTCCCCAAAACTCTTTACTTCCGGCGGCTACGACGAGACCGCTTAACGGACTTGTACATCACAATCTCCTCATAGGTCTATCGGGACGCGTCGTGGGGCGGCCCGCTAGATTTCTAACATTAGAGACGCGGTATTGTATAGATGCGGGTTTTTCGGCCATAGAAGTATCGCGCCCTGTAGCGCGGGGCTGATCACCAACTCTGACTTGGCCTTGATTAGCCATTGGCCTTTTTCCCTTGCGGAGGCGGCGCGGGCGGCTGAAGGGCTTTCATCTGTTCGGCCTTCTTCAGCTTTTCCTTGAGCATCTGCTTCATCGGTGGATCGAGCATATCAATCAAGGACTCCTTGTCAATAGCCTGCGCCTTAAACAAGTTAAACGCAAGAGACCGCAAGTCTTCCATAAAAATTGGGCTATTCGAGTGAGCGTCAACTTTTACGACGTATTGCCGAGTAAATTGCTCAGCTATGAACTTTTGCCCTTCAATATCTTTGAAGTGCGTGGGGTCATAAGCTTGCATCAGTTTCATGTAGAGGGTCGCCAGTTTTTCAAGCGAGCCTTCAACAATGAGGGCGCGCTTCTTGGCGCGCGACGATCCAAGACGGGCAAGTTGCGACGCGTGACCAGCGGAACGCACACCCTGTTCGCCACGGCCTGACAAGACTTCCGAAATACCGGAAGCTTCGGCAAACATCGCATCAATCTCACGAAGTTGTTCGTAAAGGCTTTCAGGAAGATCGGGCGCAAGGCGCTCAACCTTAGTGTTGGGCATGTCGGTCGCCAACAAACCGCCAGCGCGGTTAAGGGCAAAGTTCTTCTCGTCCAAAATGCCGGTAAAGCCCGTGAGGGCAGTTGGCGGGTTTACTTGTTTGGAGAGAAGATCAAGAATTTCATTCATGCGCTTGTTGCGCATTTCCTGAAGGAACATCAGGCGCGAAACTTCAGATTGGCCCCAATAATAATCAGGCATTGGGTTGGGCGCAATTTGAATGAAGGGACTTTCACCCTTCAAGAACATCTTCTCGTTTTCGCGGTCGTAAATGATCACGTCTGGGTCAGCGCTAGTTACAACTTGATAATCTTGCGCTTCATCGTTCCAGACATACAGCTCTGTCATTTCAATAGTTTCAGCCTCAACTTCTGGCTTCATCCGGTTTTGGCCGTAAAGATTGAGATTGACGTTGCCGTACATGGTCGGATCGACCTGGCTCAAAATAATGCGATCAACGCCATTGGGCGTGTACGCTTCAACGTGTTGAGAAGTCGTTACCCGTTCAACAATGCTTTCGCGTTTGGGGTGCGCATAAAGCCGAGCATATAGATCAGATTTAGTTATGTAGTAGGTTTGAACAAAGGCTTCTTGCCGGTCAAGATATGGGATGTCCTCGCGCAGCACGCCAAAGTTGTTAGGGTCAATGAAATAGGGGTGGATGGCCCCGTTTGACACCACAAGCTTGATGAAAGCAGAATTGTAAACCATCGCCCATGTCAGCGCCGTGTTGAAGACCTGATCGGCGTTGGAATTATTCCACTCGTCGTTCAGGGCCTGCTCAAGGCGAGGAATGTAACGGTACTGGTCTTCGTGGGCAGATGCGCCAAGGTTGATCGAAAAGCGCGTGGTGTCCGCCGAGTACAAAAAGCTCACGAGCTGGTCGATGTGCGGGAAAATCTTGTTGTATTGAGCGGGGCTCTCCTCGGGCGCAGACCCGAAGAGATAATAAGATTTGAGAGCGGCGTAATCCGCGCGGCGAGTCTCGCGAGAGACCAAACACTTGCGGATCAAGTCCCGATAAAAGAAATCCCGCTCTTCGGCGTCCTTTGGAATGATCATTTGTCAAGCTTCAGGTTGTCTTGGTCAGCGTAGTAGCTGGCCGCGATTGGTCCGCGCGTGAGATTAGCATCTTTCGGGGAAAAGCCAACCGACTCGTCTTTTACGGGCTTGATCATGCCATTTAACATTCCCTGCATGTTAAATCTGCCCGCATCTCCCCACATCACGGCGTTGCCGGGCCGGTCAGCATTGGGCTGTTCGGGAACCGGGGCATTGTTGCGGGTTAGGTAGCCAGCTTGAGCTTCACCTTCTTTGACAGACTTGATGTCGGTCATGTCGAAGTCTTTGGCAAGCTGTTTCAAATTGGTGTCGTTGCGCTTGGAACGGCCACCGATCACCGAGTCGCGCATGGTGGGGGCTCTGAGGATAACCTGAGCCACATCTTCGCAGCCTTCGTGGCATACGGGTTCCCAAGCGGTAAAGTATCCGTGCCGTGGGCACTTGTAGTCGCGCATGATAGCCATAACATCCCCTTACTTGTTGAACTGTTCATCGAAACCGGGCTTGGAGTAGTCCGACTTGTTCTTGATCCCGACTTTCAAGGCGATCTTTCCGCCATCGACGGTGAGGTTCATACTTTTAGCTAATCTGGGCTTTGGTTCCTGCCGGTAGATTAGCCTGCGTTTGTTACCTTTGTCATAGACCATAACGACGTCGCCACGGGTCATACGCTCCAGCGCACGGCTCACGGCGATCTGTGTGTGTTCGGTCATATCCATATCTTTGACGTAGAAGACCCGTGTAAGAAGCGACTGGCTTAGGCCGGACAGTTCGGCAAACATCCGAATGCTCAGCGTCTTGTCCTGGTCCTTCCAGAACCGTTCCATCTGGCGGTAGATTTCCGCCTTGCTGAGAATTGTCATCATTGCCCATAAATACCAATCTGCTTGAGGTANGTAGAGACATTGCGGCCCACCGATAGTTCTTCCGGCGTGATACATTCTTGCGCGTTAGAGACCTGACGCGTCAAGCGCTCCATAAGAAGCCGGGGCTGGAGTTGCTCCGCATAGGCGGCGCAAGCCAGCGCCATCGCAATCACGCGGTCGTCCTTGCCACGGCCCGGCGCGTGGATAGATCCACCCTCGCGGACGATGCCCTTCATTTCTTCCAAGGTTTCCATCGAGACGACATTCATCATCTGCCGCTCAAAATAATCCTTGGTGTAGTTCATCATCCGTTCTTTGGAGCCTTGCGTGGTCAGCCAGCCGATAGAGTTTGAAATGCCGCCAAGCGTGTCGTTCTTGCGCCAGATATA